ACGCCCGCTCTGTGTCAACATTTCCGTCAGCCTATACAGCAACGTCAAAATCGCCAAAATTCGTATTAGAGGCCCCACCCAAAACTACTATATATGAGCGCCCCGACAACTGCTTTCGCAAATAATAAAAATTTTTATAAAAACTGTCTAACATAGTGCGATTTTCTCATATTAGTCAAACTGTTTATAAAGCACTTGGGCAAAAATGAAACAACTGCTCTACACTACTGACATGTCAAAATACTGACTGTAACAGAAAACCCAATTCGTTTATATAAGATTGAACATTTATGTTACCGAAACGGGTCTGAGCAGTCGTAGATAACACCGTGCTGCGGACAGACAAGCTTACAGTGGCGTTTGTACAATTCGCTGCCGCAGTTCGGACAACCGTTAGGTTGCGCCGCCATGTACTTTCCCATGACACTCCTCACAGACTGTAATAAGGTTGCTAAGAGCGTTCGAGCCACCACACCCCAATGGGACAATATGATGGACTGGTGCTGAATTGTTCACTGTCTTCCCGCACTGGCATTGATAATCGTCACGCTCGTGGACAGCGTTGCGTTTCCGCTGCCATTCGTCGTCATCGGGATAGTCACGCATCCGCACAGCCCCGAGAAATTCATCGTACTGCTGTTGTTTCAGCCAGTCTGTCGTGGAAATAACCCCACCGTTGTCTCGTGACTCCACGCCTCTGTACCAGACGTTGTTTTCGTGGTCCCGATTGGTGGTTACAACAAGCTGCTCTTCGTCCGTGTGGTAGTACGTGTTACCAACGCGTATTTTTTGTGACATTTAGGACAACATTCATATTTATTCGCACTTACCGACCAACAATAATTCGTGACCGTACAGCAGGTTCACAGTCATCACACACGCTTCTTCCACGAACAGTCGTGTCGGCTCGCCCACCGCACCGAACACAAGGGTCGTTCCATCGGTCAGAAGTTTCGTTAATCACAGTATCCATCCCTATTATAGTATAGTATCTACAGACACTTAAACGTTTGTATATTTGTCTGTAATGTACGCCACATCAGTCGCACACCAGCTACAGCCACACCACCAACGATTGCTCGTCACACGATTCGGACTGGTGTACTCCAATCCACGCTCGTATCGCTTGGCAAGGTCGTGATACCGCTCACACTGCTGCCAAAACCGACTACTGTACTCCATCCCTACAATATTATAGTATCTACAGACGTATAAACGTTTCGTGTCTTCGGCCCACCCACCACGCAGCACACAACAGCCGACAGATATTGCTGCCGTATTCTAAGGCCGCTCACAGCCGCACACAGCCGTCGCAATTATGAGATGGTGCGTACCACTTGTAGGTGAGAAAAATCGCATAGCCGCCGAGCTATGGCTCGCCATCGGTCGCGGCTTCAAGCGGCAAAGCCGAGATAGCAGCCAACTGTGCGGCTCTGGGGCGGTGTTGTTATCTACGCGCTCATGCGCCCACCCGCACCGATGCCCCGCCCGCTTAAAACGGGAGGTCGTGGTGTAGTAATGAACACACGTCCGCCCCTCCGCAGAAATATAACTGTGAATCATAACTTTTATACGTGTGGCGCTCGTAGTATAATATAGAGATGGTAGAACAGCATAATGTAAGCGCATCTCAAGGTAGTGGTAGCACAGCAGAGATTGATGACATGTACGACGCCGCTGAATATGAAACGAAAGATAAGCGTGCGAACACTCGCACGACGTTTTACGCGTCGGACATTGACAATCTTAACGTATCTCAGCGGCGAAAGAAAGAACTACACCGTGTACTGCGAAAGCACGAAGGTGAAGATTACGGAGAGGGGACTGCGGCATCTAAAGGTCGTAAGCAGCGAAAAGAGCAGAACCGTGAAGAGTGGAAGCGTCGTCTGATTTCTACCTACGCTGCGCAATTAGAATTAACACAGTCACAAAAGCGACGGGCGCTTCATATCTTTATGGAAGTGCTAAATATTAACACGTTTGGGCCGCACTCGTCTGACGAAGTGGCGTTGTCGGTGCTAAATGTTGTCACACAAGAGGATGGCCGTGACCTTCACGAAGAGGAACTGTTCCGCGAACTGATGGTAAGTTGTGATATTACGACTGATGAAGAAAAACCGTCGATGGATTCGATGCGGCGGCTACGGCAGTTGACTCGCGACCGCGTGCCGTCAATGAATTAGCAAAATAGCGCAGTACGTTTTATGCGAGAAAAGTGCCTTCGGTACGTGCGCTTTTCTCACTGTGCGAGCGTGTTGGGAACACGTTTGTACAATCCGCGGCCACACCGTTTTACATATACATTCATAACATGGCAAACGAACCGCATCTCCAAGATGAAGTACCAGATAGTGTTCCTGACGATGTAACACTATTTGAGTCTGATGGTATTGTGTATGGACACGACGACCACGGCGACTTTCGGCTAAATCCGATGACTGGCGCTGACGAGCCACAGGAGGGCCGTTGTGGAGCAGTCGTAAAATATACGATGGAACGATACGGGCGAACGCGGTACTGTACTGCGATGCCCGAAGATACGTTTGTTGATGGCGGTTCGTCATTTTGCCGACGGCACAAATCACACGAAGCACTTATGGAACGCGCACAAGAGCTATTTAAGCACGGTCATTTCGCATCGAACTACATTAACTTTGTCAAGCGCCTGTCTCCTGCCAAGTTTCTATTCGCAGTAGAGATGGTAGGTGGGCTGTTTGACATGAGTGAGCATGAGTTTGAGATTACGCATAAGTCTCGAACTATTGATACCTCTGACAGCACGCTCATTGAAGAGGATGCTGTTGAGGTAGAACTGCCGCTGCCTGAGAATAACCAGCTTTCACTTCAGGCGAACGAGCTTTGGCATGCCACGCTTGCCGAGATTGAGATGAATAACATGCGTGAGGTGGTGTTCACAGACGACCACGAAATGGAAACCGTGTCTGCGTCTGCGGATATGGAAGGAACGATTACTGACACACTTAGCGAACGTGGTGAGCATCATCTCCACCTCCCCATTTCGCGTTTGAGTAACGAAATTCAGAAGCATCTCGAAAATGGTGGAGTCCGATTAGACGACGATGATGGCGGTGTGGTGACGTTTGAGAAGAACGACTACACGATGGAGGTGTCGCCCGTTGAAACAGATTCTGACGCCGCTGACAGCGTTTCAGAGGCTGGTGAAGACTTCGCGCAATATCTTGAAGCAGACGAAGCGGGTACGCTTGAGGTAGAGGCCGAGTAAGCATGGCGTTGGATGAAAATATGCCCGCAGAGTTGCGGAATAAAATGCCACACGATGTAAGACTTTATATGGCTAATCGGTGGCAGCATCCAAACGACCCGACGCGTGATTACGATTTCTACACAGACGCGGGACCGCCCGAAGAAGGGAAGCCTGAAGACGAGACGGGTGAGTATTTAGACTACCTCGCTGACGATGACGGCCCGCTCGTGCCGAGTAATTGGGGAGATATTGTACTACTTAATTTTGCCCGCGGTTGCCTTAAAACAACAACAGCGACAGCAATTGCTGATTGGGCTGTCTCACAGTACCCACCCATCGAGTTTGACGTAACTGCGCCACGGCAAGAGCAGTTTAGTGAAGTAATGGACCGCATTAAAGAGGCGGTCAAAAACAGCGGCTTAGAGCAGATTCGGACAAAGAATAATATTAGTCACCAAAAGTTTGAGCGCCGTCTTGAAAAAGATAACGGTGATGCGGTCCACGTTTCTGCTGACATTAAAGCTCGTTCTGCGTGGGGAGATGGTGACGCCCTTCGTGGACTTCACGGCCATGGCGGTGTTATTGACGAGTTTCAAGACGTTGATGAAGGAATGTTCTCAACGTTTCTTGAGGCCGTTGACCAGTCTATTCCGCAGGTGCCGTACTTCCCGACTATCTTTGTTATCGGCACGCCAAAAATGTCTAACAGTTTCTTTCACGAACTTTGGCAAATGTCAGACCAGAAGACGTGGACTGGTGACTCGTGGGAGAGCGAAGACGAAGCTGAAGAGTTTATTCCACAAGAGTTAGCTGACCAGCGTGCGGAACTTCGTGAAGAGGCCGACGAGCTTGAAACGCTGCTCGGAAACGACGAAGTTGACCAAGACGCACTACGAGCCGAGATTCAATCGAAGCGAGAAGCGGCTGACAAAATAGAAGGATATAACGTTACTGGCTGGCATATTGACCAGTATGCGTCCCCGCTTCACGACGATACAAAGATTGAATTTAAGCGGCAAAAGTATACTGAAAAGAAGTTTAAAAACGAGGTCTTAGCAGAGTTTTACACGCCTGAAAACGACTTACTCTCTGACGACCACGTTATTGATGCGTTCGACCCGAGTAAAGGGTGGGCGCGGCGTCGTGAATACGAGGATAGTACGGTTGTGGTCGGCGTTGACTGGGGTGGGGGAAGTGGCGAAGACGCGTCCGATACGGTGATTGTTGTTGCGGAAAAGATACCGTTAGATGATGACACGTATCGGATGCCGATTCTCAACGTTGATTTCTTAGACCCCGACCTCAACAAACAAGACGAGTTAGAAAAAGTTGAAGAGTATATCCGCGATTATGAGGCCGACCGTATTGCCGTAGACGAGGGGTATGGTGCTAAACAACGTGAAGACTTACAAAATGGTAACAATCTGTGGAACACGGATGGCTATGACAACGTGTGTGGCATAATATACGGTAATATTAAAGATAAAGACCAGCCGAAGTTCCAAGAGTCTACGTATAAAGATTCGTCGTATTGTACTGTGGCTCGCACACACATGATTGAGAATATGGTAAGTGACTTTAAGGCTGGTCGGTTTGAAATTCCCACGGATGGAATGAGCGACGGGCGGGATGGCACAAAGCAAAAACTTATCGACCATCTGACAGCCCCGTACACTGACCGCGTTGAGACAACAGATGGGAAGAAGAAGTTGAAAGTTTTAAATGACAGAAACGATGACGCGTTTCAAGCATTTGTCTATGCGTGGGTGGCTGCGAACAAATTTGGCAGTACGCGTACATTGAAGCGGATTGGCTCGCACAACCGTGCGGGGTACTAACACATGAGTGAGTTTGACATTGAGTTGAGCAACGACGCGACGACAAGTTTCGAGAACAACACGACGAGTAAGGTTGGTTCTCGGACGTATAATGAGACAGCAGCAGCACGCACACAAGGTGTGGGTACGTCTGTCGGTGATAGCGCAGACGAGGTAGACCCGCGCAAGCTTATGGACGACCCGACGATTAATCAGCTTCGGTGGCTATATCGCACCTCGCTCGGAAAGACGCTTGTTGATAAGCCTGTTGAAGACGCGTTTAAAAATGGGTTTGAGATTCACCACGATGGAGAACGTAATATTCGTTCTATTCTTAACGAATTTAATTATGTAAATCACTACAAACGTGTGCGGAAGAAGTCGCGTCGGGATGGATTTGCGCTAACGTTTTTTGTACTTGATGACGATAGTGCTGGTGTGTGGGAAGACCCGATGAACGACGACGTGACTGTCGAGTCTATCAAAAAGCTTGAAAACATCACGCTTGATGATATGGCTCGGTATAAAACAAACGTTGGTGCTATTTCCGCTGGTGCTGAAGCAGACCCACTTAAAGACCTCGAATACACTAATTACGAGGTCCGCCCAACTGGTATTGTGATGGACACCGACCCGCAGAGTGAGACGTATAAAGAGCCGCTTGGCTATCTTATTGGTCCACCCGAGTGGGTCGGAAATGAAGATGCGATTGATGATGTGAAGTTTTATCACCGCAATCGTGTATGGCACCACGTTGAAAACACAGCTGTTGATGGTGATTTAGATGATGAGTCGCTTGGTCGGTGGGAAGGAGACAGCGTGCTGGTATCTTCGTATCACCTTCTTCGTGGGCTAAAGAAAGGCAACTGGTCGCTGATGGAAACCATCTTCCGCTATGCGTCAAAGATGTATCACATCGAGATGCCTGAAGATGCTGACGATGAAGACTTTAACCAAGCTAATCAGAACATGCGTAATCTTAACGCAAAGTCGGAACTGATTACGCCATCTGATTACAATATTGAAGATTTCTCTACTGATGGGCAGTTAGAACCCGAGCCGTACTTTGACGTACTCTTTGACCAGATTTGTGCGACGGCGGAAATGACAAAGAGTGTCCTGTTCGGGTCACAGAGCGGTACTGTTAGTGGTTCTGAGACTGATATTAAGAACTACTTTAACAAGGTTGAGCGTATGCGACAGACTGACTTTCATGAAGATATGGTCATGTTTGTCAATCATGTGTTGAAGCTTGTTGATAATCGCACGGCTGTGGATTACGACAGCGACTTTGACGTTGAGTGGGGGCCGCTGTTCAAGCTTTCAGAACTTGATAACGCAGAGCGGCTGTCGCGGATTACACAGACGCTTTCTGCTGGTATTAATAACTTTGTGCTAACCCCACAAGAGGCTCGCAGTATTCTTCAAGAAGAGTGGGCCTATACAAATATCGATTGGAACGACGAGTTTACTGAAGAGGAAGAAGAGTTCCTTACGACGCTTAACGTGGCACAGATGGGTACTGAGGCCGTGTTGAAGAACAGCAATATGGAGATGGAAGGCAATCCGCGTGTTGGGCAGAATGGTGGCGGTATGGAGCAAGGGCAGACGACTGCTTCTGAAGAGCCGACTGCTGACCAGCTTGATAAAGATACCATTGACGCTATTGCGAAGAAAGTAGCAGAACGAATTTAAACAGTCTGACTGCCGCGCTGTTGGATTTTTCTGTGCTGTAAGTGGTATCCATTATATAGAATAAAAATCGCTTAGAAAGCAATCTGACGCGTTTGAGAGCAAGGGGTAAATACGTGTAATATATCAGTACGGTTAATTCGAGGAGCAATGGAGCCGACATTTGTCCACGACGCTGCTGTGGCGGCGTTTGACACAGCAGATGCTATCACCACAGACAGTGGTGAGTCTTTTAAGTGGGATGAACAGAATGTCGTTACAGTTGATGCTCCTGCTGACCTCGAAGGCGCGTTCGACACAAACAAATTCTATAAGATTTCAGACGTAACTGTTGCGCGGCCAATTAAACAGCCGTACATTGAAAACGACGACGTTAAAATTTATACAAAGCCCGCAGAAGAACTGCGGAAAGCGGCGTGGTCGTTTGACAATGTGCCGTTTACGATTCGCCACCCCGAGACGGGGATGGTCAAAGACGTAAACGACATTCACGGCTTTTGGCGAAACGCGCACTATGACGACGATGCTGAAAAGTTGCTCGAAGATTTGTATGTGCCTGTCGCAGATGATGAGGCGCAAGCATTTCTTGACGAGCATCAAGGCGTGTCGGTTGGGTTTTACAACCGAACGCTATCGTCGTATGATGGTGACGTAGGTGGCCTTGTTGACAGCAGCGAAGTAGATGGGTTCCAAACAGATATGTATGGAAACCACATTGCTGCTGTAGAGCAAGGGCGCTGTTCTGAAAAGCACGGCTGTAAGATTGACGGCTTTGAGCATGGTCGTGTTGTAGAATCTGTTGACGCAACGACAAGTTATCAGACGAAAGAAAGCATGACAATGGAAGAGAACATGTTTTCTGAAGGCGACCGTGTTCGGTGGGTCGCTGATGCGATAGTTGCGCACAACCCCTCCGATGAGGATGGGGTGATGATAGAAATTATGGACCGTGATGGTGACTCGACAGAAATGGTCACAACGGTCGATGAAGATTCTATTTGGCCTGTGCGTGAATCAATGGATTCTGTAAACAACTGTCCGTGTGATGCTGTTGTAGACGCCCCAAGTGGGCTGTACGAAGAAGATGGTGACTGGTACGGTATTTCTCCATCTGAGACAGCCGATGATGAGCCGAAGTACGAGCTAAACAACTGTAACGATGTAAAGGATGCGTGGAACCTGCGTGGTAGCGGTGATTACGACGTTGAGCAATCCACGCTTGAGGCACGAATTAAGCGAGCGGCAGAGTCTCACGACTGCCCGACAGAAAACAAACCGTGGGTTGATAACACTACTGATACAATGACTGAGTTTGACATTCCTGACCTCTCGGCTGACCGCATTGTCGAAGAGAACGATGCTGTTGCTGAGATTAAGGAAGAGCGAGACGAACTGCGCGAGGCTGTAGACGAGATGGAGTCTGAGATTGAGACGCATCTTGATAGCCTCGATAATATTTCCGTCAGCTATGATGATGACGAGTGTGTCTGCGATGCGGTCGAGGCGCTTGTCGAGGCTGCTGACGAAGCCGCTGGTGAGGCTGAGGAGGTTGAAGACCTCCGCGACCAGCTTGAAGAGTATCAGGCCGAAGAGCATGAAGAGGCGCTTGATACACTTGTTGAGTATGGTGCCGAGCGTGACGAGTGGGAAGACGAGTCGCTTGACGCGCTTGAGTCCGAGATTGAGCGGCGTGAAGAGGTCATCGACGCTGTTGGGGATGGAACGAGTGTGAAGGCTGGTACTGACTCGTCGCCGTCTAATACAAACAACGGCGGCTCGAAGGCGGGGAAGACGTACCCGCGTGGGCATAACGCATAATAACACAGTACGATATAACCGAGAGACATACACATGGCAGTTGAATTTTACGTCGAGCAGGCCGACCGTTCTCCCGTTTCGGGGCTTGCGAACGAACAGATTTACGCTGGCGAACTCGTTTCTGACGAGGGCAGCGGCGTAGACCTGCTTACGTTTGCTAACGCCGCAGACGGCTTTGGCCTTGCTCGCTATGATACGCAGGCGATGGCTGCTGAGACTGATGAAGACGTGCGAGGTCCGTACTACGAGACTGACGACCGTGTTCAGTATCAGGAGTCTGAGAGTGCGGCGCAGGTTCGTATTCGCACGCTTGAAGATAGTGGTGGGGCTGCTCCCGCTGTGACCCACAAGTCTGTTGTGGGGATTATTGATGATGGCGCTGGTGATGCGCCGAGCGGCGTTGTTGGTCGTGTAGTCGAGGAGGGCTACGAGAACGGCGCAACAACGTTTAACCGCTCGAATGGTAATTTCCTCGCACTTGGCGAGGCGTATCGACCTGCCCGACAGAACGGTGGGACGATGGACGAGTTTGATTATCCCGTGCGCGTTCGGCTGTTTGCCGAGCCGCGGGCTGAGGTGTAAGATAAATGGCAACTACTTCCTTCCATACTGAAGAAGACTTTACGGAGCTTGTTGAGCCTGACGAAGATGTAATGCTTGAGCGTGAGGGGCGTGACCGTCGCGGCCTTCGTCGTGAAATGGCACCAGTTGAGGTCATTGACCGCGGGACGCGAGAGGTTGAGGAGGGCGACGGTGTTTACGTTGATGCCAAGTCCGACTCTGCGACCCCCGAGACTGGCGTTGGTGAGGCGCTTGGCAACGTCGATATTGTCCGCTACGTTGGTGACGATGTTGAGATTCCGCGCATGACACACGGCATGACCGTGGATGCGGAAGACCTCAATATTGACGGTGGTACTGAGTACGTCCAGCGTTCTCAGGATGCTGTAATGGAGATGTTCGACATTCAGGCAGACCTCCAGTTCCTGCTTGGTGTTACTGACGAAAGCGGTAATCAGGCACAGCTTGGTGTCTTCGACTGGCTTGATGACAATATGCCGTCTGAAAATATCATCAACGCTGCTGATTACACATCGAGTTATTCCATCGACAACGGCCAGCCGTCCAACATTATTCAGCGCGTTGCGTACGAGAAAACGCAGGGTATTTATGCTGACGATGGGTGGGACTACGTTGCGTGGCCCCACAGCGTTCGGGCGAAGTGGAACACCATCGACGCCAACAGCGGTGCCGCATTGAAGTCGCAGTGGATGGACATGGGCGACGACGCGGCTGGTGTTGGGTCGTCTGTTGTTGGTGGAGACTTCCTTATTCCGAATCATACTGGCCTACGTACGGCTCCTGACCAGCCTGATACGCTTCAGTTTGACATTCGTGAGAATCTGCCTACGGCTGACAACGGGGATAACGACGACGTGATGTATCTCATCCCCGACCACGGTGGTGACTTCTTCAGCCTCTACGAGCAGCCCGAGCCGACCATGATTGATGAGCCGATTCGCAAGAACGGCGGTCAGCTTGAATACGAATACTACTGGCGTGGTGGGCAGGCGTACGGATTTGGTAGTCATCAGACTGACGACGGCAGTAATGGCTCTATCGCGTACGACGCGGTGAAGATTGAGAACGTTAGCGCCCTCTTCTAAAGATGGGCGCTTATGAACGATTCAGCGTGGCGCAGAATCGAGAAGTTTCTGCGCTATTCTAAGTAAGTAGCCGCACACTTTTTTTTATTATGAGTGCGAAAAATTGTGAAATAGATGTAGATGAGACACTATCGGACCACGAAAATCGCATTTCTGATAACGAGCGTCGGTGGCTGCTTGCGAAAGGTGCGTT